CAAGACCTGTAGGGATAAATTTTGGAGCTTCAGCTTATTGGGTGGTAGATGAAACTGCTAATAAAGTCTTCAAATACCTAAACCAAATTGGCGTAGTTTCTACGTCGTCTGGAGCAGCCACTACTGGCGAGCAAAACTATGTGAGGATTAAATGATGACTTTAGTTATACAAGCAGACCATGTTTCGCCAACATCAGCAGCAATCTTCTGGCGCAATGATGAACTCGCTCGCACAGACATAGCCGCCACAGTTTCTGACTACCCGAACGCAGCAGCCATCCTAGTGTACCGCGAGGCACTTAGGCAATGGCCTGCAAGAAACGAAGCTGGTGAATACATCAACGGCTTTCCCAACACACGACCAGTTATAGGGGAATAACTATGGCTTTAACAAAAGTAAAGGCTGGCGTTATTGCAGACGATTCAATTGGTGCTTCTCAAATTGCTTCTGACCCAATATCAGTGGGCATCACCACAGTAGCCACAGCATCATCGTTGACAGCCACAGTTAATACTCATGTCTACGTTAGCGCAGCAGGTCAGACTATAACGCTGCCTGCGTCACCTTCGGCTGGTCAGCGAGTGCTGATTACCGTGGGTAACTTTGTTAACACAATTGTGGGTCGCAACAGCAGTAACATTATGTCTAGCGGCACTGATATGACACTGGACAAAGAGTACCTTTCAATTCAATTTATATTTACAGACGCGACACGCGGATGGGTAATGGCATGAGCAACTTTAGTGATTTTATAAGTAGTGGCGGCGGCGGCTCAGAGGTCAATGACCAGAAGTTTATCAACAGTACAGCCAATCTTATTACAACAGAGTCAGGCGAGAAGTGGCTAAAGTCTGGAGTTACAGAGACCTCAGTGTCCGACTATCCTAATGCAAGTACCGTTATATCTACCATAGCTAACGGGAGTTTTAACTTTAGTGCCGCATCAGCACCAAAAGGCATTGTGGCTATAGGTTCTGATATTTGGGTACTTTATTCAGCAAGTATGCAAAAGTTTGCAAATACAGGGGGTTCTGCTCTAATTACTATAGGGACTTTAGGTGGGTCAGAAACTAACGCGAGAGGATTAGGTTACGATGGAACACATTTATATGTCGTAGGCGATCAGTACGATTGGGTGGCGCGGTACAACACTGCGGGTGTCTATCTAAACTCTAGCTTTTCGACTACTCCTTCCTCTTCTCCACGTTCTGCTGCTTGGGACGGGTCGCACTTCCATGTCTCTCAATATTCTAATAATACAGTCTATAAGATTACTGCGGCTGGGGTCTACTCAGGACAAAGCTATACGGTGCAGGCTAGCGGCTGCTCTTTAACTGTTGCTGACGGTTATATTTATGCAATGAGAGCTGATTCTACTATTGATAAATACTCAACTGGCGGGGTTTTTATAAATACTTTAGCGGGGTATTCTTTTGTATCGGGAGTAGCTGGTAACAGTAGCAATACTGCTTATACAGGTATTACCTATGATGGGTCTAATTTTTGGATTTGTGTGCTTAGTAATGAAAAGGCTTATAAGTTTACTACAACAAAAGTAGTCGGTCTTACCTCTTCAACATCAGAAGCGGGTTCACCGCTGTATTCGAGGATACTCTAATGGCTATCGTTATATATGAACAAGTGCTTGAAACTCAAGAAGTATACGCAAAGCAATGGCGTGATGCAGAATTAACTCGCACTGACATATTGGTTGCAATACCTGATCATCCACAACGTGCGGCTCTTTTAACGTACCGTACTGATCTAAGAGCATGGCCCTCCACAGATTCGTTTCCAGACACAAGACCTGAGGTGAACTGATGTCGATTACTAAAGTATCCTCAAGCGTTCTTGACAACACTGGTATCCCTACAGCAACTGTAGGCAGCAATGCAAACGCTACACCTAACACACATCATTTCGTCAGTGCATCAGGTGTGACGCTAACTCTTCCAACTCCTACTGTGGGCATGAAGGTCTACGTAACTGTAGGTAACTTTGACACAACAGTCATTGGGCGCAATAGCAGCACCATCGTAGGCTCTGCAACAGACTTAACAATCAACGTAGCTAATATGTCTATCGGGCTTATTGGCACATCAACTTCATCATGGGTGTTTATATAAATGTCGAATTTAACTGACCTAATATCAGCAGGCGGTGGTGGTGGTACTTTATTTACAATCCCCGTTACCAAATCAACAACATGGACACCTCCGTTTAACGGTACTGCGGTTATCCATTGCATAGGCGCTGGCGGTTCTGGAGCTACTTCTCAGGCAAAGGAAAAGGCGGGTGGAGGCGCTGCTGGAGGATACTCTCGTAAAGTAGTTACTCTTTCCACAGGCACCAACTGGACAATGGTTGTAGGAGCAAGTGGCGCTCCGCAAAATGGTCAAGGAACCGGTAATGCTGGCGGAAATACTACTGCAACGGACGGCTCATCAAGCCTCGCGGCTAACGGTGGTGGTGGGGGTATAAACAACAGTGCGACAGCAGCAGCAGGCGGTACAGCTTCAGGAGGTGATGTAAATAATGCAGGAGGCGTTGGTGGCGCTGGCAGTCTTCCAATAGGTACTGGAGGCGCTGTTGGTATTTTAGGTACTGGAAACGCTGGCACTAACCATGATATCGAACACAATGACGTAAGTAATAGCGTTTATGGAGGACACTCTGATGTTATAAGTCCTCAGTTTGAGAATACTAACGGAGAGTTGAGAGGCGGTGGAAGAGGCGGTAGAAGTTATGCGTCTGCTTCAACTGTGCAGGGCGATAGGTCTAACGGAGGATTTTTAGCAGGTGGAGGGGCTGTCTACAACCAATACGTTAATACTATACAAGGCGGTGACGGTGGCATAGGCGCTGGTGGCGGTGCTTGCATGATTGGCGCAGCACCTACTCAACTAGGGCGGACTACTTCAGGCGCTGGTGGCCACGGCTTAATTATTGTCATGTACACGGCGATAGGGTAAGGAGAATACTATGAGCAATAAATGGATAATTAAAGACGCTGATGGAAACATCACTAATCCTTGCATCTTATCTGATGAGGCTTTTGTGCAATCAATTTCTGATTATTACGAAGAGTGGGTAGCGGCTGCACCTATCGCACCAACAGCAGAAGAAACTGCTCGCGGATGGCGCGATGCAGAACTGTCATCTACAGACACAGCTTCACAGACCCCAGACTGGCCGAATCGTGACAACATCCTGACCTACCGGACTGCATTGCGTCAATGGCCGTCCACAGATTCGTTTCCTGACACAAGACCCGAACTAGGAAGCTAAAAATGTCTCCAAAAAGGTTAGAGCCAGAGTCTCGCTATGCTGAGTTTGACTTAAATAACGATGGGATTGTTACGGACGATGAAATTCATAAGCATCAAGAGATGGTTGAGTTGCAGCTCAGGGAAGAGAAAGCAGACAGCCAAAGAAAAATGGCATGGGTAGCGATGATATCAATGTGCGTTTATGCACTCTTACCTTTACTGCCTTTTATACCAGAAAGCAGACTAGAGACACTGGCCTCACTAAGCGACATGCTGTTTCTTAGTCAGGCATCAGTTATTGGAATGTTTTTTGGGGCATCAGCTTATATGACGAGGAAGTGAGATGGGAATTTTAAGTACGATACTGGGAAGCGGTGACGTTATCTCGAAGGGGCTGGGTCTCATAGACTCCATGCACACAAGCGATACAGAAATGATCGAGGCCAAAACAAAGGCTAAGACAGACCTGCTATCGGCGTATTCGCCATTTAAGATTGCACAGCGTTACCTAGCCCTAATCTTTTGCTGCACATTTGTTGGATCATATTTTATGGTCTTGGCGCTCTTCTTTATGGATAAAGACATCTCGCAGGTACAAGAATTAATCACATCATTTAAGATCGACTGGATTTGCCTCACGATTGTCGGATTTTATTTTGGAGGCGGCGCATTTGAGGGCGTTATAAATAAGAAATCTGAGGCTAAGAAATGACAGGATTTAAAATCAATACCTTTGGTGGCACTGCCCCAAAAATATACTCTAGACTTCTTCCAAATGATGTTGCTCAAATTGCCCAAAATACACGACTCGATTCAGGCCGGTTAGAGCCTTGGAAAGGAAATGCCTCAGCCAGTATAACCCCCGTTGCGAGTTACAGTGTCTCGGCGCAGACCAAGACCTTGTTTAAATATACCGATAGCATATGGATCGGAAGCGATAACGACCTTAATATAGTAAGAAGTCCTATCGCAGAAGATCCGTGGGAACGCATTTACCTAACGGGCCGTTATGGCGCATACCCTGAGATGACCTTATCATCTATTGTTGGATCGGGAACTTACTATCGCCTCGGTCTTCCTTTTCCGGCAAGCCTCCCTTCCGCCCCTGTGCTGTCAAACAAAGACGCTAGCGCTGAGTCGGCAACTCTGCTGACTGATACTGAAACTCCATTGTCGCGCTCCTACATATATACCTACGTTACTGCTTACGGAGAGGAGGGGCCTCCCTCCGTGCCGACATTAGCCAATATTGTAGACGTGTATACCGACCAGAACGCAACGGTGACATTTGGCAGCAATGTAGCAGGCTACAACATTACATCTAAAAGACTTTATCGAACGGACTCCACAGGGGTATACAGGTTTGTTGCGGATGTAGCCTTTGCAAATGCAACTTACTTAGACGTTACAGCAAATATTGATCTGGGAGAAGAAATCCCGACAGCGTCATTTGCAGCTCCGCCAGACGATGTATCAGCAGATCATCCAGATGGAGCTATGCAGGGTTTGGTAGCTATGCCTAACGGAATCCTTGCAGGTTTTAGTGGTCAGGCGGTTTGCTTTAGCGAGTCATTTCAGCCCCATGCTTGGCCTACCGACTACCAGTTAACGGTAAAGAGTGACATAGTCGCAATAGCCCCACTAACGAGCGGGTTGCTTATTCTTACAAAAGAAAAGCCAGCAATCATTCAGGGTCTTGATCCTTCTAGCATGGCAATGACAGAGATTGACTCTACACTTTCATGCGTGTCTAAGAGAAGCGTGGTAGATATGGGGGAGTATGTTATGTATGCCTCTCCAGACGGGCTTGTTATCGGTAGTGAGCAGGGATTAAAGATCGCTACTGGTCAAATACTGACACGGGATCAGTGGCAGGCATTCGTCCCATCATCCTTAGTGGGGTTCTTGTGGGAAGGTCACTACATTGGGTTCTACTCTACAGCCTCTGAGAACAAGGGCTTCATCTTTGATCCTCGCGGTGGGAAAAATAGTTTTGTTAGTTTGGATTTCCATGCAACTGCTGGATTTAGCGATCTTGAAAATGATGAGCTATACCTTGTCGTTAACGGAAGCGTAGTAAAGTTTGCAGAAGGA